GGTGGCGCCGGCGGTCTTGACGTGCAGCTTGAGCCAGTCGAGGTGCCACCCCTTGGTCGTCGAGGTGGAGATGTTGCGGAAGAAGATCGCTGCCTTGACGAGCGTCGCGTCCACGTCGGCGAGCACCGGCGCGGCGTGGCCGGCCTCGGTGGTCGCCACGTCGAGCGTGGCGTTGAAGAACGAGTAGTACGAGCCCTCGCGGGCGAGGGCGTGGCGAACCGGGATGCTCGGCGCGAGGGCGCCGTAGCGGTCGGTGCGCAGCTGCATCAGCCCGCCATCGGCGGCCGGGGTCGGGAGGGTGTCGGTGGCCGCGACCCCGTAGGGACGGACGCTCTCGTAGTTGATCGGCATGGTCTTGGTCCTTGGTCCTGTGCGGGGTTGGTCAGATGGCGATGACGGAGAAGTTGCCGGGGCGGCGCTGGATGTAGTTCCACCACCCGCGGATGCGGATCTCGATGCCGTCGTCGGCGATCTGGCGCATCGACGGCTTCCCGTCGTCGCGGACCACATGGGGGAACTCGCCCATGTGCCAGATGTAGTGCTCCTTCATGAGCATCCCGTAGCCCCGGTTCGTGGGGCAGTCGGCGTCGCTCACGAGCTTCAGCATCCCGGCCGCGGTCGGGATCTGGATCGACTGGACGCCGGCGGTGATGTCGCCGCCGCCGTCGTACTCGATCTTCGCGTTCTGCCGCTGCTGGATCGCGAAGAAGTTGATCGGGTTCAGGTAGAACTCGTCCTGCGCCCGCCCGATCTGCTTGGCCGCGACCGCGGCGCGGCCGATGTTGTACTCGATGGTGTTGCCGGTGTCGTTGATGCGGACGCCGGCGAGGCGCCGCACGTTCCTCGAGCGGTCGATGCCGCGGAACGAGTCGCCGGCGGTCGGCGCGGTCAGCGGCGTGCAGAGCGCGATGCCCTCGACGCACGCGCCGCCGTCGCCGTTGCGGAACAGGTAGTCGTTGGCGATGATGTTCGCCGCCGCGACGCCGCCCGCCTCGAGCGTGATGGTGCCCGAGTCCTCGTCGATGCTGTCGACCGACGCCGAGCCGGGGTTCGGCGACGCGCCGGACGAGTTGTTGTCGCCGACGATGGTCATGCCCTCCTTGAAGTTGCGGACGTCGTCCGCGTTCGTCAGGGTGAGCACCTGGCCGTTGATCGACGACACGCGCCCGCGGGCGCCGGTGCCGTCGCGGTAGAGGTCGAAGGCGCACGAGTCGCCGTACTCCTCGATGATGCCGTCGGTCTCGCCGGTCACGAGGTCGTAGAAGGCGCCGTCGCCCTCGCACGCCATCATGGCCTCGGCGCTCAGCGTGATGACGCCGAACTTGACGGTGCGGACGGCCTTGGGCTGCTTGCCCGCGCTGCCCGAGACGGACGCCTGCGCCGCGGCGAGCGTCGAACTGACGCCCTGCGGGTTACCCGTCTTGATCAGGTACGCCTTGCCGCCGCTGTCGCCGGTGAAGCCGCCGATCTTGCGGATGCGCTGGTACAGGGGATGCTCGCGCATCACCTGATCGCCGATCTCGTCGTCGGAGTACTTGCGCTTGTAGATCTGCGCGACGCTGGTCTGGTTCGACCCAGAAGACATGTTCGCCTCGAGTGCGGCGCCGGTCGGCGCGCGCGTAGGTGGGTTGATGCCGTTGCCGGCTTCAGCCCCCTACGTGGTTCTCGGGCGGGGACGAATCGATGTCTTCGCTACTGGTGTCGAACGTACACGAACAGCGCGTGAATGCAAACGCAAAGTGACGCGATCGATCACTCGTCGTCGAACTTGCCGCTCGCGCGCTGCCGGATGAAGTCGGCGCGGATCTCCTCCTCGGTCAGCTTCTTCTTGGTCGGCGCAGGGGCGGCGCCAGCACGCTCGAGCGTCCTGCCCGGAGGCGGTGGGGTCGGCTTCTTCGCCGGCGCGGGCGCCGCCTCGGTGAACAGCTTGGCCGGGTCGAGGCCGCGCTTCTTGAGCGCGATCCGCTCGCGGCGCTCGACCTCGGCGAGCACTTCGGCGGGCGTCGGCATCGGCTCGCGCTCGCGCTGCGCCTTGCCGGCCAGCTCGTCGGCGACCGCCATCACCTGCGCCCGAGCCGCGGCCTTGTCGGACTTCATCCACCGCTTGAAGATCGGCGCCTCGACGGTGGCGGCGACGATCTCGTTGCCCTCGTCGTCGATCTCGGTGACCTTGCCGGTCGCGGCGACCTCCATCGCGGCGTCGAGGTAGCCGTTGACCGCGCGCTCGGTCGCGGCGTGTTTGTCGCGGGACTCGAGCGACGCCTTGAGGTCGGCGATCTCCTTGCGCATCTCGGCGAGGCCGCCGCCGACCTCGCGCTCGCGGGCGAGCTTCGCGGCCGTCTCCTTGTGCCGCGGGTCCTCGCGACCCTTCGGCGTCTCGGCCCACGCGGCGTGGGACACGGCGACGAACGCGTTGTCGTCGTAGCCGAGCGACCGCAACAGCTCGATCGCGGCGAGCGGGTCCGATGCCGCCTTGGCCTTCAGCGCCTCGAACTCCTTGGCGGCCTTGGCGGTAGCCGCGACGGATCCGCGCTGCTCCTCGATCTTGGCCAGCTCGGCGGCGTGCTCGGCCCGGAGGGCTTCGCGCTCGGCCTTGAGCGCGTCCTTGCGCCGGCGCTCCTCGCGCTGCGCGGCCTCGATCCGCTTCGCCTGCGCGGGGTCGAGGGCTTCCTCCTTGGCCGGGGCCGGCGCGTCCTTGGCCGCGGCGAGCACGGCCGCGGCGGTGGCCTCGGCGTCGTCCGCCTCGGGGTCGCCACCGTCCGCGAGCGCGAGCGGATCGACCGGGACGTCGTCCTCGCTCGGGGCGGGCTCCTTGGCGGCGGGCTTGGCCTCGGCGGGGGCGCGCATGGCGGCCATGTCGGCGACGAACAGGTCGCGCGGGGACGGGGCCTTGGCGGGTGGCGCGGCGGCGGGGGCGTTCTGCGAGGTCTGCATGGGCATCCTTCAGGCCGCGGCGGGGCCGGCGGCGATCATGGTGGGCGGCCCCGCGGACGGGACCTGTTGGGGATCGGTCATGGGCGGGCCGGGGATGGGCTCGCCGGTGGGCATCGCGAGGTCGACGGGCGGCAGCGGCGTAGCGCCGGCGGTCATCGGGGCGGGGGCGGGGACCTGCGCGCGGGTCAGGAAGTCGGCGGCCTGCACGTAGTAGGTGCGCAACGCCTCGAGCACGTCCTCGGGGGCGCCGAGCTCGCGGTCGACGAGCATCCGGCTCTGCGCCAGGGCCTGTGCCATGTCGAGGTTCAGCGCCGGATCGGGGATGACCTGGTAGCCCTCCTCGATCGCCTCCAGATCATGCTCGATGGCCTCGATCGAGGCCGTGTACATGCTGATCGTCTGCTCGAGGTCGGGGTGGCCATAGAGGCGGCGCGTCTCCTCCAGGTTGATCGCGCCGGCCTGCGCCATCTCGAGCACGGTTTGCTTGCGGCCCGCCGGCGTCCGGTTGAGCGTGGCGGCGGCGGCGATCTGGACGCGGACGTCGCTGATCTCGATGTCGCCCCACGGCACCAACGTCGGGCCGAACCGCGTCTGCCGGCTCAGCTCGGGCGCGTCGGCGCCGAGATCCTTGCAGACCTCCATCTCCAGCATGACCACGTCGAGCCACAACTGCTCGAACGCCTTCTCGGGCATCGCGAACCGCTGCCCGCCCTGATCGCGGAACTCGCGGAGCGACGCGCCCGACTCGAGCCCGGCCGGCTTCGTGCCGCGGGTCGCCATGTCGGAGAGGCCGACCTCGGCGATGGCGCCGGCCCGCGCGTCGTTGATCTGGTTCATGATCTCGGGGCCGATGACCTGCGGCACGACGGCCGTCGGCTTGTCCCCCTTGATCGCGACGATGTTCCCGGCCTGCGTCGTCTGGATCCGCACGTTCGCGTCGACCCACGACACGAACCACGTCGGCACGGCGTAGTCGAGCTGGCGGTCCTGCTGCGACCGGCGCCGGTCGAGGACGCGCTGGTAGCCGATCACGCGCTCGACGAGGCCGCCGCCGTACCAGCTCCCCTCGCGCTCGAAGTAGCGGACGATGGCCATGCCGAAGTGGGGCTTGTGCCACTCCTCGTCGAACAGGTCGGCGCCCTCGCAGGTGATGACGTGTCGGCCGGGGACGTAGCGCGGCGTGCCGAACACGCCCATCGGCAGGCGCCACGACTCGACCACGAGCACGTCGTTCCGCGTGTCGCCGTAGCCGGCCCGGGCGCGCCGCCACCCGTTCGACGTGGCCCCGCGGGCGCGCATGATCTCGCGCTTCTTGTCGGGGAACTGCTGGCACAGCGCGTCGCAGTCGAAGTCGGCTTGGCGGTAGTGAAGCTGGCGCGGCGGCGACCCATTCGAGCACTCGCGGTCATCGACGATGATGTTGTCGACCATCACCGGCTCGACCCGGAGCTGCTTGTCCTGGTCGGCGTAGACCCGGACGAGGCCGGTGCCCTTCTTCGTGCAGGCGAAGAACGCGGCCCGCACCGCCTCGCCGGTCTTGGTCAGCTTGCCTTGCTGCTCGGCGTACTTCTCCATCAGCTTCGCGCGGCGCTGCGCCGACCAGTCGCCGCCGTCGGTCATGAACTGCGCCTGCACGTCGGTCGCGGCGATCTGCGCGCGCACGGTGTCGACGCAGATCGCGATGACGTTCTCCTTGATGCCGCGGAGCCGCTTCAGGTACGTCTCGCTGCTCCACTCGGCCGCCGGCCCGTTCGGGTCGTAGTGGGCCTCGTACATCAGGAAGCGGTCGAAGTAGTCCGACTGCCGCCGCTCGACGGTGCGAACGTACGGCAGCACGACCTCGTGAACCTTGCCGGCCTCGGCGTTCCACCACAGGCCGCTCGGGCGATCGGGATCGTCGTTCACGACGCACCTCCGAACTGCGGCCCGTGCTCGTGAGCGATCCACGAACGCAGGCGAAGGTGGACCTCGCCGTCGACGTTGGTTCCGTAGACCGTGTTCGGGGTGTCGCCGTCGGCGATGATGTGGACGGCTTCCAACAGGCACCACACGCGGCCCGGGCCGTGATCGCGGACGCAAGCCTCGATGATCTTCGTGGCGGCGCCCATCACCTCGCTCGGCTTGGCCAGCGCGTAGCGCGTCACGCGCAGCAACTTGCGTCGCGTGCGATCGGGCATCTCGATCTCGATGAACTGGCCAGACGCCGTCTCCGGCTGGAAGATCAGGCCGAGCGCCGCGCCAACGGTCTTGGCGTGGACGTCGATCGCCGATCGGCTGAGGTCGACCGGCCGACGCTCTACCGTGTAGGGCACCGGCAAGATGCCGAGGTCGGCGTAGTCACGGGTGGGGCCGATCACGACGCATCCTCCCGGCCGTGGCGCGCGTGCTCGCCGATGAAGTCACGGACGTCGCCGATGTCGGCGTCGGTCCGAACGACCTTGTCCTCGCGCGGGACGGCCGGCGCGAGCGTGAACGGGACCTCGCCGCCGACGGACGTGACGCCGGCGGCGCGCAGCCCCGGGGCCTTGTCGATGATGGCCTGTAGGATGTCGGCGAGGGATGCGGGCTGCGTCACCATGAGTCCTCCTGATCGGGCGGGTCCGCGAGCGCGGCCATCCACTCGGGTTGCGCGGCGGCCGGGGGCGGGCCGGCGTCGGGGCGTGCGGCGCCGCGGGTGGCCGGCGTCGACGTGGGCGGGGGCTTCGCACCGACCGCGCCCGACTCGAACAGGTGGGCGATGAGCTTCCGCCCGTAGCAGGCCGTGTCCGCCGAGTGGTCGGGCTTGCCCTTCGGCTCGCGCAACTGGCCGAACTCGTCGGTCAACCACTGGAGCGACAGCATCTGCGCCTCGAGCGGCGAGTCCTTCATCGCCTTGAAGCGGCCGTCGACGAGGTCACCGTTCAGCAGTTCGATCGCGCCGTGCTTCTCCTCGCGTTGCCGCTTGGCTTGCACGCACCGGATCCCGTAGACCTTCTGCAGCTCGTCGATCAGCGTCATGTCCGAGTCGCACACGCCGCCGATCGGCCACCCGAGCAGGCCGTAGGGGCTCAGCGCCTCGGGCGTGTTCGGGTCGCAGGGTTCGGGCGCCGAGGCGTCGTCGTTGGCGGCGATGACGCGGTCCGGGCTAGCCTTCTCGCGCGTCCCCAAGAGCAGGCACGCGACCTGCCGCGCGTACAGCCGCTTCCGCTCGTAGCAGAGGACGTGGAAGATCCGCTTGAGCGGGTCGGTCGGCGAGAACGCGAACCCGTTGATCGCGAACTCGTCGGCGTGGCCGCGGTCGAGCGAGATGACCCACAGCCAGTCCGCTCGATCGGCCGGCAGCTTCGCGACCTGGAGCGGGCCGACGCGCGGCGGGTCCCAACGGTTCCAGTCGGCGCCGTCCTTGACCTTCGCCGTGACCGCGTCCTCGCCCGTGAGGGTGGCGCGGTACTTGTACATGTTGTTCGTGTCGTCCTTGGCCCACTCGCCGAGGTACTCCCGCCGCCACTTCGGGTTGTCGTCGCCCCACTGGTTCGCGGCCTTCTTCCGCTGCGCCTCGGCCCACGCACCGGTCAACTCACTGTCGGCGAGGCGCGGCCCCTGTGCCTGCGCCCACGCCGACGCCTCCTTGAGCGTCCAGGCGTGCGAGCTCCAACCGCTCCAGTCCGCGTACTCGGGCGCATCGCGGTCGGCGTACGGGCGATGGAGCGGCCCGCCCGGCACGGTCACGTCGTAGAACAGCCCGGACGGGTCGCGGCCCGGCGATCCGATCAGGAACACCCACCCGCGGAGGCGCGGGCCGACCGCCTCGTCGATGATGTACGCGAGCCGCTTGGCCGAGTGATAGGCCGCCTCGTCGATGCCGAGGCCGTCGATCCGGAAGCCGCGGAGCTTGTCGACCTCGGCGTCGTCGTCGGCGCCGGCGAGCTTCAGGATCGCCCCGTTCTTCGTGAGGACGATCATCTTGTCGACCTCGTACGGGCGGTACTCGATCTGGACCGCCTCCATCGCCCGCTTCACCTTCCGCCACAGGATGTTGGTGGCGTGGCCCTTGGTCGTCGCGATGTACGGGACGTACGCCTCGGGCCGCGACGTCAGCGTGTCGATCGCGCGCACCATGAACGTCGTCGTCTTGCCGCCGCCACGGGGGATGCAGGCCGACACGAGCGCCGACGGGTCGGTGGCCGCGTCGCGCTGCTTGGGGTGGCAGTCCGCGATGAGCCGGCGCACGGCGTCATCGCCCCACGCCCCGTCACGCGTGTAGACGCGGCGGCCCGCCTTCTCGGCGGACCACGGGGCTTGCGGGTTGGGTAGGGCTCGGGTCACGTAGGGTCGCAGCCGTTGCCGGCTTCGGGCCCCTACGTGATTCGCGAGCGGGGCGGCGTTAGTGCGTGGTCTACACGATGCGCGGAAGTCGCGCCGGGTTCAAGTGCCTAGTCGATGTCGGGCCACGCCTCGATGAACTTGATCCCGGGGCGGTTGTGGCGGACGCCGCGGTAGTCACAGCCGGCCGCGCTGCACCGGCTCGCGACGGCAAGGCCGGTCATGTGGTCGTTCTCGCAGTAGTAGGCGCGCATCGCGGCGTTCGGGTCGTGGTCGTGGCCCGGCGGCGAGTAGCTACCGAGGCACGTCGAGATCGTCTCGTCGTGGCGCACGAACGGCATCCCGCACGTCGGACAGTGCGTGCCGGCGTCGATCTCGCCGCCGCTCACGGGTGCCCCGCGTTCACCGCGCCCATTCGCAGGATGTTCGCGCGCAGGTCGAATGCCTCGGGCGACTCGACGTCCGGGATCGGGTCGCGCGCCCACGCGAGCACCGCGTCGATCGTGGCGATGTCGCGGCGCCGCTCGTCCATCTGGCGCGAGGCGACGAACGCGAAGAACGCGGCCCGGTCGGCGGGGTCGGTCATGGCGCCTCGGGGTGCTCGGTCAGCGAGATCCGCCAGGCCGCGCCGGTCTGGACCTCGACGAGATCGCCGATGCGGTGGCGGGTCTGCTCGTTGGTCGCGACGATCAGGCTGCTCGGCGGCTTCGGCGCGACGACGACGTGCGCCCACAGCCGGCCGGGGTTCACGTCCAGGATCTCGACCGTCATCAGGAAGGTCTCGTCCTTGCCGCGGCGCTCGTAGATGGACGCGCGGACGCCGACGAGCGGGTTCTTGCCGGCGCCGCTCACAGCGCGCGCTCCGAGATGCAGATCGCGGCCGGGAACTCCTTGACCACCGTCGGCGCGCGGCTCAGGTCGGGTCCCGCGGCGAAGCTCATCACGACGAACCGCTGCGCGCGGGCATCGAAGAAGATGCGCCGGAACGCCGCCTTGCTCGGCTCCTGCGAGGACGCCGCGTTCGTGTGGGTGAGCCCCGGCCCGACGTCGAAGTTGAGCCCGGGGAGGAACTGGATCGACTTGTACAGGACGAGGTTCGTCGCCTTGGGGTCAGGCGGTGCGGTCGGGGCGGGGCTGGCCATGGGGGGTCCTTTCGTGGGCGGGGCGACCGAGGTCCGGGCGCCACTTGGCGTGCGGCAGCTTGCCGGCGTCGCGGAGGCGCCGGGCGTGGCCGGTGAGGCAGACGTAGGCGAATGCCGCGCGCGGGTCGATGCGGGCGCGCTCGAACAGCCGCCGGGCGATGCCGGGGCCGGTGCGGGTGTGCGGGTCGAAGCGGTAGGCGGACTTCACGTAGCAGAACAGGACGGCCGGGGCGGTACCGGGGCGTTCGCTCCAGGCCAGCCAGCCGAAGAGGTCGGCCACATGGTCGGCGGCGTCGCCGTCGGCCGCGACGAGCACGCGGACGTCCGGGCGCGCGACGATCGCCGGCACCGACGCCCACACGGCGGCGCGCCACGCGACGGTCGTCACGAGCGACGCCTCGGGCGGCTGATGCCACGCGCCCGACCACGACGCGGCGACGAACGCGAGGTCACACGGCGCGGGCGGATCGGCCGGGGTCGCGGCGTGCGCGCAGCCGGGGCCGCACGGGGCAAGGGGGCGGATGGCGAGCTTCACGGGTTCACCTCGCCCTCGCCGAACTCGCGCTGAAGATCCAGCCACAGGCGGTGGCGGCGCAGCAGGTTGTCGCGCTTGACCCGCTCGTCGAAGATGGCCTCCGCGCTCGGGTTCTGCCCGTCATCGTCGTTGACCGTGATCCAGGCATCAGCGTTGATGGCCTCGATCTCGTCGCTGATCGCGATATCCAGACACCGGCGGGCGTGGCCGATCTTGGCGGAGTTGTCGCGGTCGCCGTGCGCGGGCATGACGCACTCCAAGAGCAGGTCGATCGCCTTCTGCCTCGCGCTGCGGCCGTCGTTGCCGGGGTCGTTGCTCACGCGGGCCCCTTCAGCGCGGCGAGGCGCGCGGTGTACTCGGCGGCGAGCCGTTCGGCCTCGGCGAGCGCGGTGGCTAGGCACGCGGCGCACTCGACCTCGCCGATGTTCGTGGTCAACGCGCCGCCCTCGCCGGCGCACGTCCGCTCGTCGTCGGCGAACCCCATCGCGAGATGGACGGGACCCGACGGTCGCGGCGGGGCGCCGGGGATCGGGCGCAGGCGGACCGTCCCGACGTTCGGGTCGCGGCCGACGACCTTCATCGCCACGCCGTCGTGCGTGTGCTGCGCGCCGATCGGGAAGGCGGCGAGGTCGCGCAGCTCGCGGATCGTCGCGACGATCATGCCGGGGTAGCGCGGATCGTTGTCGGGGACGACCGAGGCGAAGCGGGAGTCCATTAGTCGTACTCCCCGGCGGCGATGGCCGGCTCGTCCCGGAGCGCGCCGTTCAGCGCAGCAGCGGCGAGGTTGCAGGTGTAGCAGCAGTCGTGGCCGGCGAGGTCGACGCGACACCCGAGTCCGGTGTGGTCGTCATGGCCGGCGATGACCGCAGTCAGCGCGTCGCGAACGCGCTCGATGAGCCGGAGCCCTTCCGCGGTCGGTTGTCCGCGGTCGAGCATCTTGCGCAGGTCGTCAGCAGGCCGGACGCTCATCAGACGGTCACCTTGGTCGGGATCAAGCCCTTGTCCTTGGCCCGCTTGTAGTCGAAGTCACGCCACTTCTTGCGACGCATCGCCCGGTACTCCTTCATCGGCATCCCCTCGGCAAGCAGCTCGGTCTGCGGCGCCATCGGGTGGTCGGGCTTCTCGGACTTGCCGCGGATCCACGACAGCGGGTCGACGCGGGCGACGATGTTCGCCTCGAGCGTGCGGTCCGACGCGGCGCCGCACACGGGGCAGGGTCGCGGGTCGCGCGAGGTCGCGAGGTCGACGACGAGCTCGAACGGGCCGTGCTCGGGGCAGGCGTACTCACGCGCCGCCCGCGGGTCGCCTCGGAGGGTCAGCTTGTAGCCGCTCACGACAGCACGTTCCGTTCGCCGGCCGACGACCCGAGTCGGTCCAGCAGCGTCGCGCGCTCGTCGGGGGCGAGGTCGGCGACGAACTTCTCGATCATCGGCAGGGTCGGCTTGCGGCGGGTCGCCGCGTCGCGGGCCCGGTTGACGCGGCCCAGGATCTCGCTCGACTTCTCGGCCAAGTCGACGATCTTGGCCAGGTTCTCGGGGTCGACCGCAGCCATCGCGGTCAGCTCGTCCATGCCGCCCTCGATCGCGGTGACGGCGTTGGCGATGACGGCCTCGAGCCGCGACGGGACGGCCAGGATCTCGGCCTCGGTCGGGGGCTCGGCGCGACCTCGGCGGCGGCGCGGGGCGGTGTGGTCGGCGTTCATGGGTTGCCCATCCTCGCGTCCTCGATGCCCTGCCGGATGAGCGCCGCGACTTCGCCCGGTGCGTCCTGGGGCCAGAAGTAGTCGATCGGGCAGTCGGGGTCGGGGACGATGATCCACGAATCGGCCCTGCCGCCCTTGAACTTGATGCTCTTGAGCGTGTCCATGTCGACGCCGACGAGCGGACGACGAGCGATGATGGCGCGGATCACGACCGGGCTGGCGAGCACGGTGCGAGGCGCCATCTCGCGGAAGGCAAACGGGACCGTCATTGACGCCTCCATCGGA